TGTTCTTTGTGTTGCTGTTTATATTCTTGTTTTTTATCTTTATTATTTATATAATGAATCTTGTCATATTCATGTTTTCGTTCTTTGATTTTTTCTTTATTATCTATTCTATACTTTTTAGATTCAATACTTTGACATTCTCTACAATAACTTCTAACCCCGCATTTGACTTTTGACATCTTGTTAAAGTATTTCAATTCTTTTTCAATATTACATTTTGTACAAACTTTGGTTTCCATTTTTAATTATCTTCTTCTTTTTCTTCCTTTAAATCAAAATCACCATCAGTACCGATAATTTCTTTCCAATATTCGGCATGTTCTTTTTTATATTTTTCTATATTGGATTTTTCTTCGGTGGACTCTTTGCCAGCAATAAACCCGTGTGGGGTTACAATTATCTTACCATCATCATATCCAAGTCCGTTAATGTGATTCTTCATAACAGAAATTTTTGTTCTTGAAGCGAATTTAATAGTTCGTTTATCTTTAGTTGCAGTAATTTTAGTAGTACCAGCCTCTTTTTGATTACCAAATAAGAACACTAATGAGGAATTTAACCAAATAGCTTCACCACCCTTACTCTTAATTTTAGGTTGTCCAAATGGATTATCTGGTAAACTCACCCAAGGTTGGTTAACAATTACCAAAGTATTTTCATATTTTGATTCTGCCTTACGACTTCCCGAAATACGTTGATTGATACCCATTCCAATTTTGTCCGCCAAAACGCCGGCATTTTGCATTTTACCACCACGACCTTCAAATGTCATCTTACATCCAATTGAACCTACAGAATCCCATAAGAACAATAAACTATAATCTAATTCACCTTTTTCTTGAGCATCCAATAATGAGTTTATATAATCTGTAATTTCCTCAATATAATTGAAACTATTATTAAAGATGAAGAAACCGTCCCAATCAATTTCTCCTGTTTCAGTATCAACAACTTCTTCGCACTCAAACCCCATTAATTTAGCGTGCTCGAACGACCATTTCTGTTCTGTAATGATGAATACAGGTAGAATACCTTTCTTTTGGGCATCAACGGCAGTTTTAACTAACGCAGTTGTTTTTCCTGTGTCAGAGTGACCCAAGAACATATTTAAGTGCCCAATTGCAGGACCTGGTAGTCCAACCGCGTCTAAGAAGTCTGGACCTAAGTCAAAAAATCTTTGTGGTTTGTATTTAGCTGAAGTAGAGAATTTTTTCTTTACTGAGTTAAAGTCGTTTTTTTTAATTGCCATTTTCCCCATAAATATTAAAATTTATAATTGTTTGTAGTTTGTCTTTTGCATTTGTTAATTTTTCAACTAAATTATCCATTTCTTCTGTATGTTGTGGATGTTCTCCAATACCAACTGAGCTACTGAAATAAATGTATAATCTTGCTTCAGAATCTGATATCTCAGCCTCATATTTTTTTATTAAAGCTGTTTTTAATTTTTCTGCGATAAATGGTTTCATAGTGTTTTTTTTATAAAATATAAACAAAAAAACGGGAACAATAAACTGCTCCCGTCAGATTTTTTTTAATAATTTATTTAGAAAGGTAACTCTCCGTCAGCTTCGTCATTTAATTGTGGGTCAACAATTTTGGTTGTTTTACTCCCGCCAATAGATGTGGTCAATTCATCATTATTTGAATATACATATCCACCTTTTTCAGTATCCCATTTTGGAGTTTCTCCACGAGCAATCGCTTCAAGATAGTCAACAGGTTTTTTAGAATATACATCTAACCAAGTCATCTCGTCATTAATCCAAACATTAGCTTGAGCTTTGTCTTCGTGAACAGGAGCTGGGTCATCGTACATGATTGTAGAGATACTTGTATACTCTTTACCCGCAGGTGTTTTAGATTTACTTAATTCGATAACAAGGTCACGTCCTTTTTCAGGGTCGGTGATATCACCTTTGTTTCTCCAAATTGGAATGATTTTATCTAAGATACCATCATTCTTATAGTTGTGTTTAAATCTCCAAAATTTAACACCGTCTTCTTCGTGGTCTCTATCAATCACTTTAACGATGTAGAACTTACGAGACTTGTATTGTTTTGCCAATTCTTTGTCTGATTCTTTACCTGTAGACATCAACTCTTCGTAAACCTCATTCAAAGGTGAACGTTCGTTATCATTCTTTCCTGGGTCAAAGAATTTATTCCATTGTCCACCAACTTGAATTTCGTGGTACCATGCTTCTTTGAATGGTGAAGAACCATCTGGTGTTGGTAGGATACGTACTCTACGTTGTCCTGATTTCTCTTTGTCAGAAAGGATACAAGCGAAATACTTTTTCATTCTTTCGTCTTGCGACATTTTGCTTTGGGCCCCGCCCCCTTGTTGTGCTTTTTCGTACTGTGCCAATACGGCGTCTAATGAACTCATCATGTTTTTATATATTTAAATTTAATTTGTGTTATAAATATAATATAATTCTATTGATTTGTCAAACAAAAAAGGTCACTTTTTGAGTGACCTTCCATTTTATTTTATTTTAATATTATTTGTATTTAAACTTGTCATTAATATCATTTGATTTGTTTCGAAAAGAATCTTGAATGTCATTAACATTAATGTCGGTTACATCATCAGAAGTTAAAACATACTCATTTTTTCCTGTTTTTTCCATCTCATCAGTTTTATCATCAAAGAATTGTGATAATTTTTGGTTGAATGGATATGAGTCATAACTTCTTAGTTCCAATTTTTCTTGTGGAGTTTTTTCTCTGTATTTCTCAATTTTATTTTCAAGAGCATTTAACTTGTTCATAATTGCATCCATCTCACCTAATCTTGATTCCAATTTACCTAATTGTCCAAATAAGTTGTCAAAATAATCATCTTGTTTTGACTGAATATCTTTTTGAGCGGTAACTAAATCAGTAATATCAAGTTCTTCGCTACCCTCACTATCTTTATCTTTTTCTTCTGATTCTCCCTCGTCGTCAATTTTTTCAACGTCAGGGTCATTTTCAACATCAATTGGTTCGGCAGGAGCCTCACCTGCTGCTGGTGGAGGTGGAGCTCCCCCTTCAGGAGGTAACGCTGCATCAACAGGAGGTAACGCTGCGTCAACAGGCGGTGGAACCGCTTCTTGTTCCAAAATATAATTATTGATACTTCTGTATCGTTGAATTTCTTTTAATATCTTTTTATCTATACTCATTATATTATCCGTTTAATAATTGTTTTATACCTTTAGATGTTTCAACTCTAACTTTTCTATTGGCGGTTGTTTGGTGTCCGGCTCTTTCAATAAGACCATCTTTTTCTCTTACGGTATAACAATCTCCCGTATCTAAATCACAAACTTGTTTAGTTCCGTCTCCGTTATCTTCTTGTGAAAATCTTGTAGATTTACCAAGGTAGTTGTCTAATGTTGTTTTAATGTCCATAATTATCTTTATATATAAATATATCGTTATTTGTTAAATTATAATTGTATATTCAGTTTAAAAGTGCGAGTTGATAGTTGTCCAGATACTAAAGACCTAGCAAATAATGTAAATTCACAAATGATATTACAATTTGATGGTGGTGTTTGCCAATTAGTAGTAATGACACTTAATATGTTGGCTTGATTCATATAGAAGTTATTTGAAGTTAAGTAAGTATCGCCTAAACCAATAATATTACTTTCATATACGGTAGATGTTATTGTTGAATCATTCACGACGTTTTCTTGAGTAACCTTAAATCTCATGTTAGGATAATTGTTAGTAGGTAAGAAAGTATAAGTACCAATAAGAACAGGATTAATATCAACATTAACTGACGCATTTCCAATAAATGTAACACCATTTTGAGTTTGTCCAATCATAGGTATCGGACCAGTTTGTTGTGAATTTGTATTAACATTTGGAGGAAGATTTGGAGCAACTGTTGGTGGTGCGGCAGATGTTTGTAATGGATTATATGTAAAGATTGTAGTACTTGTTCCAATACCATGAACACCACTTAATGTAATTGTATTATCTTGAGGTATTGGTGTATTACTAAATGGAATTAATACCACAATATTCACACCACTATTAATAGTAATTCCAGTTGTGGTTGTTACATTATTTATTGTCACAGCCGTTACTGTACCTAAATCAGTACCTGTAATATTCAATATTGTTCCAGTAACACCCGTTAATGGTGAAAATGATGTGATAGTTGGTGGAAAACAAGTTGGTAGTGGTAATGTTGTTGTATTAAGATTATTAGTTGTATTTGTTGTATTAGGGTTTACAATTTGTTGGGTTTGACGCTTAACCGCGTCATATGCCCTTTTTACTGATTCAAAATCTAATTGTACTAGTTTTGCCGATTTGTAAGCGTCTTCAAAAGTATCATATAATTTTGCAAACTCATCTTGATTTTCGTCAAAATAAGATTCTGGAATGTTTTGGTTTTCTGCTGTTGGTGGTTTCCAATAACAAACGTAGTATTTTAAAAGACCTAAAGGAGCGTTACCGTTTTCTCCATAATAGATTCTTTTAATATTTGGTGTTAATCTTGCAACCATAAAATCTAAAAATTTATCAAGATTTGTAAAATTAGCTATAGGTTGTGAGACTAATCCTCCTAATGAATTAGGAATTTTAACACAAGATGATTGTTTTTGAACAAAATAAATAGAACTAGCTCCCCAGTTTGTACTTAATGGAACATTTGCAAAATTATTATTATACCCATAAAATTTATCTTTATTAAAAGTTAAGATATAACATAACAAATAAATTGTAGTTTGTAACTCAGTATTAGTTACTTTGGTTGTTATTGCGTTTGCTA